CTAACGGTTTCTCAGTAGGTTCAGGTAAGTCAGCTTGCGTAGACCCAGACAACTTTAACTACGAGTTAGGTTGCCGGTACGCGAAAGAGAGAGCTATTCAAGACGCACAGAACACTCTATGGCAACTGGAAGGCTACCTATTAAAGGTAACTGGGAAGACCTCAGATAACCTTTAAGGAAAGATAATGACACAAGACCAACTTCTATGGGAACAAGAGTGCCTAAAGCGGGGATCACAGAGATACCTCGACTTACAGCAGAAAACACGTGAGAAAGGAAACGACCTCACAGACAGTACAACATTCATCTTAAAAGATAGAATGCAGATAGTAGGCGACTTAATCAAAGACGACTGCAAGCTAGGCGCACGTGGAAAGAACGCTTCATACAATAAACTAGTACGACAAGTAGCTGGTGAGAATGAAGACTACATGAAAGTTGGTTACATTGGTCTTAAATTCTTATTAGCCAAAATTGGTGAAGGTAAGAAGGTAGGAGTATCTAAGTTTGTATCTAAGTTAGGAAGTAAGTTAGAGACAGAGCTTAAATGCGCTATGTTCGAAGCGGAGTATCCAGCATACTTCCACACAGTCATGCGGTCATTTGACGACCAAGCAGTAACATCATCTGTCCATATGCAGAAAGCTTTAATGAAGAAGTTCAACGACTTTGGTTTAGAGTGGTATGACTGGACTACACAGATGAAAGTACACGTAGGAACACGTATACTACGTAACCTACTCCAAGGTATGGACGATTTAATATTCACTCAGAAACTCATGAGTAGAGGAAAGACAGATTTCTTCATAGATACTACTCCAGAGTTTGATGATTGGATTGCTGAGTTTGAAAAGGAACGGGGTCTATTACTCCCTATGTACCTACCACTTAAATGTCCACCAGTACCGTGGGAAGATAACCCACGCGGAGGATACTATACACCTCGTATGTCTATGCCGTTCATCAAGACGACAGGAAAAGACGCCCGAGCATACGTAGCAGAACACAACCCGCTTCAACATAAGCGTGCTGTGAATAAGATGCAACGTACAGCTTGGCAAATAAACGAGGACGTATTGAAGGTACAGGAGCAAGTCTTCCAGAGAAACTTGAAGATAGGAATCCCTAATCGTGAAGCGATAGAGATGACCCCGTTCCCTGAGCACTTAGCAGATGTAGAGAAAGGTACACATACACAGGATCAGATAGATGAAATCACAGCTTGGAAGATGTTGCGTAAGAAACAACATGATAACGAGCGCCAACGCAAAGGTCAAGTGGTTGGATTCCGACAAGGACATCTATTAGCACAAGAACTACGTTCATGGGATAGTTTATACTTCGTGTATAACTGTGACTTTAGAGGACGTATATACTGTGCTACAACAGGTTTATCACCACAAGGTTCAGACTCAGCGAAAGGATTGTTAAGATTCTCTAAGGGTGTGAGACTTGGTGAAGAAGGTATTAAATGGTTAGCAGTACAAGGTGCTAACGTATTTGGTGAGGACAAACTACCTTACGAGGATAGAGTCAAATGGGTAAGAGATAACGAGCCATTAATCCGCGCTATCGTTGAAGACCCACTTAGCAACACTCAGTGGAGTGAAGCTGACAAACCATATCAGTTCCTAGCATTCTGTTTTGAATGGGCACGTTCTGACTATGGTAGAGACCCTCATGCAATAGGTCATTTAGCTGTAGGGCTAGACGGTAGTTGTAATGGACTTCAACACTTCTCAGCAATGTTAAGAGATGAAGTGGGTGCAAAAGCTACTAACCTAATGGACTGTGATAAGCCAGAAGACATTTACGGAGAGGTAGCGCAAGTTACAACAGATAAGCTACAAGTGTTAGCTGATGGCGGTTGTGCGCTAGCTAAAATTTGGTTACAGGTGGGCATTACACGTAAGTGCACCAAGAGACCTGTAATGACGCTTCCCTATGGAGCTACTCAGCAGTCAGCCCGAAGTTACATATTCGAATATGTACTAGACAACTGGACTAAGTTCAATATGGACGAGAAAGAACAGTGGATAATGGCTAAGTACCTTACACCTATCCTATGGTCCGCCATAGGTGAGGTAGTAATTGCTGCAAGAGCTGCTATGGCATGGCTTCAAAAGAACGTGGGTACAGACTTCTGTAGATGGAAGACAATACTAGGCTTCCCAGTATACCAACACTATAAGATAGATAATATGGTAGAGGTGTGCACATACTTAGAAGGTAGAGTGAAGCTATACGTACCCGATGCTAACGCGGGTATTGTATACAGAGCTGGGCAACGTAGTGGGATTTCACCTAACTTCGTACATTCGGTTGATAGCTCTCACATGGTATTGACTATTAATGCGGTAGACTTACATTCCTACGCAATGATTCATGATGACTTCGGCACACACGCTGGAAACACTGGTAAGCTGTTTAAAACCATTAGGCGGACATTTCGCTATATGTACACTAAAACAGACCCAATTCGTCATTGGGCAGACCAACAGGATGTATCGACTAGAGGGCTGCCTCGGGGAAATTATGACATTGAAGACATTTCAAAAGCCACCTACTTCTTTGGCTAATACCCTACACACGGAGGGAATAAACCTTCAAAGAATTTCTATGAAATTGGCAGGACTTCCTCCTGCTGAATTCGATAAAGAAGTACGTCCACTTCGTGCCTACTTAGAGCAATTTAATGAGACTGGTGAACTAGCTAAAATGATGCTAGAAGATAATATAACTAATCACATGGTTGATGGTTTATACGTAAGAGAGTTATTAATACCGAGAGGTTCAATAATCCTTAGCCGTGTACATAAGCGACCATTAGTTAATATTATATCCACAGGTCGAGTCATTGTAATAGACTCTAATGGACATAACGAGTATACCGCCCCTTGTACATTTATAAGTAAGGCAGGTACTCAACGTGTAGTGTATGCACCAGAGGAAACAGTCTGGAACACAGCACACTTAACGGACGTAATTAACCCTGATGAACTGGTTGATGACTTAACGTTTGATAACTATGGTGAGTTCACAGGTTATTTAAACCAACTAACACATCAGGATTAATATATGAGTTTTTGGATAGCTGGCGCTATTGTGGTAACATCTGTTGCTACTACGGTACAACAAAAGAAAGCACAAAAGAAAGCCAAGAAGAATGCAGAGAAAGATGCACTAGAAGCTGATAAGCAAGCTAGAAAAGCAGAAGTATTTGCAGAGACAGAAGGTCAAGGCATTGGTGACCTAGGTAAGATTAGCCTAGAAGTTGACGATGACTTAGAAGATGACGAAATCTCCACAGGTAACATAAGGATCTAGTATGCACATAGACGAGATAACAGAGAAACATTTATCTGGTAACTATGTACTACGCGGCGAGTTCCTCGAAGGTGATTATAGCCGAGAGGAAACAATGACCCGCTGTGAACGTTACGCAGGTTGGACTATTCCAATGGTATTCCCAGACGACCCCTTAATGGAGTACGATGAGATGCAACTGGACTACCAATCAGTAGGCGCTCAAGCAGTTACCAACTTATCAAACAAAATAATGATGGCACTATTCCAACCATCAAGACCGTTCTTCCGTATGAACTTAACACAAGAACAGCGGAACGAAGTCTTAGCTACAGGTGTCAAGGGTGCACAGATAGACGCTTCATTAGCAGAAGCAGAACGAGCAGCCATGACTAACATGAATGCCTCTAACGCGCGTATTATAATGCACGATGTTATGAAGCAGTTAATCATCACTGGTAACAGTTTGATCTATGCACCTAGAGACGTGAAAGAGGACATGGTAGCGTATTCACTACGTGACTATATAGTCAAACGTGACCTTCGCGGTAGAATGATTAAGTGTATCATACGTGAGACTAAATCAGTGTCAGGACTAAGTGACGAGCTAGCAGCTATTGCAGAAGCAGCAGGTTATATGTCCGAAGACAACGTATCTATATACACAGGTCTCCAGAAAGTAGGCGAAGACAAGTTCATGGTATGGCAAGAGTTGGAAGACATTTGCTACTGTCATAGATCAGTCGGAGTATACAAGCAGGATGACCTACCTTGGATTCCATTAACATGGGATTTAGCGCGTGGTAAAGACTACGGTACAGGTTTAGTAGAATTATACTCAGGTGACTTTCATAAGTTGTCTAACCTATCGGAAGCTATAGTAGACTACACAACTGTTATGACAGATGTGAAGAACTTAGTAAATCCAGCAGGTATGACAGACGTACGAGAGTTAACAGAATCTCCATCAGGTGCTTATGTACATGGTAGAGAAGAAGATATATTCGTACATCAGCCTCAAGTAGCTAACGTTACTGACTTCCTATCGCATCAGTTTGACCAAGTAGCTAGACGATTAGGCGCAGCATTCCTATTAAACTCAGCAGTCACGCGTGACGCAGAGCGTGTTACAGCGCAAGAGATTAGAATGCAGGCACAAGAGTTAGAAGGTTCATTAGGCGGTGTTTATTCACGACTTGCTACTGAACTACAACTACCTCTAGCTAGACGTGCACTAAGAAGCTTAGATACTGTATTTAAAGACATCGAACCTGTCATCGTTACAGGACTTGAATCACTATCTCGTAACAGTGAGTTAGATAATTTCCGAGCATTTATGCAGGACATGATCGTACTTTCTGACGTACCAGAAGAAGTGAAAGAGTGGATGGAATTCAGTGACATTATAGCAATGTTAGGCGCAGGTCATGGCGTAGACTACAAGAAGTTCTTAAAGGACAAAGATGTAGTTGAAGCAGCCCGTGAACAGCGTATGCAACAACAAGCACAGATGGTCGGTATGGAAGAGCAAGCTAAAGTAGCAGCTCAACCTCAACCACCTCAATAACAGGAAACTCAGCACATGATTTTCAATAGATTAAACCGCATCTACATGTCACCGGAAGGTGACGAGCAAGGCGGTGGTGATGCCCCAGTTGTACCACCAGTAGTAAAAGATGAACAGACCCCTCCCGTAACTCCACCAGTAGAGAAACCTATTGATGAACAGGCGACAAAAGATAAAGCTGACGAGAAAGAGACAGACACTAAACTTCCTGAGAAGGCAGTGGACAAGTCAACCCTTGGACAAGTTACAGGACTTATCGAAAAAGCCGGTCTGAACATGAAAGAAGTAGCTGAGTACGCCAAAGCCAATGATGGTAAGGTTGACTTAGAGACACTAGTTGCATTGAAGGAAAAGCATGGTGATGCAGTAGCATCATTGATAGCTGACCAGATTAAGGGCATTCATACCGAACAGTCAAAAGCGGCAACTGCAAGAGATACAGCTGTATACGACCAAGTCAAAGAAGCATTCAAAGGCATTACAAGCGACCCTGATCAATCAGGTGAGTCAATGTGGACAGAGTTAGCTACTTGGACTAAGGGAGAAACAGAAGGGCAACCTAACGTATCTAACGAACACCGCACTGAGATTAACAAAATGTTAGCTCAAGGTGGACTTGCCGCTAAGTTAGCTGTGCAAGAATTAACGACTGCATTCAAAGAATCAATTGGTACTCAAGAGTTTCAAGAAGCAGAGTTGTTAGATGGTGATAAGACACCTAGTACTAACGACAAATCCATTACAAAATCTGAATACAACACGGAACTGAACAAACTGACCAGATCAGGTCATCAGTATGGAGAGTCACGCGAGATTGCAGCATTAGATGCAAGACGTATGAAATCTATCCAACGTGGTATCAAATAAGACATAACTTCCTAGGAGAAACATTACATGTCAATTATCGGTCAAGCAGTCGCGCAATCACAAGTACGTGACGGTCACCAAGGCGGAATCAACAGTGGTTCAGTCAACCCTTTATTCATCGAGCAATACGGTGGTGAAGTAGAACATCGCATCCTGAAAGAATCTTTCATGCGTCAGTTCTTCAACTTTAAATCAGTACGTGGTACAGATACTATTACTAACGACCGTATGGGCTTCACAGCTTTACAGAAAGTCGCTCGTGGTGTTCGTCCTACTGACTCAAGTCCTACCTTCGATAACATCAGTGTAAAAGTTGATACTATCGTGTTAGCGCGTACCAATCAGTTCTTGTTAGACGATTTCCTAGCTCACTTAGACGTGCGTAAAGAAGTTGGTATGGAACATGGTCGTACTATCGGTAAGTTCTTCGATGAAGCATTTATCGTGCAAGGTATCAAGGCAGCTCAAATCACTAACCAAGACCCAACGGGTGCTAAGTTAGGCGGTTGGTTAGGCGGTGTTGGTGGCTACACTGAGATCATCCGTACAGCCCCAGAAGGCTTCCAAGGTGCTACACCTATCATGCTTACCACCTTAGGTGATGAAGCAGATAGCGACAAGTTAGTACGTGCCATTCAAGATATGTGCCAATCTATCGCAGAGAAAGACGTAGAGCTTTCCGACGGCGTTATCTTAGTACGTCCTGCTGAGTATTACACTTTACTACGTAACGATAAGTTATTAGACCGTGATTTCTCAGAGATGAACGGTGACTTCGCTAAAGGTCAAGTACTTCAAGCGAACGGTGTACGTATTCAAGTAACTAACCGCTTCCCAGCAGCAGCAGATGCAGGTCAAACTCATTTCTTGTCTAACGCGGGTAACGGTAACGCTTACGATGTAACAACTAACGATACTAAATGTATTGCTTTGTTCTTACAACCTAAAGCATTACTTGCAGGTGAAACAATCCCATTGACTTCTAAAGTCTATTACTCAGATATTGAGTTACAATGGTTCATTGATTCATACTTAGCCTTCGGTGTAACCCCGAATCGCGCAGAGATGGCAGCTGCGATATTTACTACTACTACCTAGTAAATAGTAGATAGTATTATACTAAAGCTCACTTTCATTAGTGGGCTTTATGAATAATATTAAACAACAGGAGAAGACCCATGAATGAGTTAGAGACGCTCAACATGTTACTCGGGTTGATTGGGTCTTCCCCAGTAACCTCTCTAAACACAGATCATCCAGACGCAGCTAACGCTAAGACTACGATGACGCGTGTAAGTAGACGTATACAAAGGAAAGGTTGGTGGTGTAATATTGATTACAACATCCTTCTAGAACCCGACAACAATGGTGCAATTATTGTATCAGACACAGTAACATCACTAGTTGCAGAGAACAGTTGCTACGTATTACGTGGTCGTAGACTCTATGACAAACAACTACAGACAGCAGTATTTACAGCCAATGTAGTTATTACAAGATTAACGTATGTCCTAGATTGGGATGATATGCCACAAGTCATGCAGGAAACAGTAGCTTACTCAGCAGCAGCAGAGTTTGTACGTGATGAATTAGAGGACGCCACCAAAGAGCAATCTTTGAAGGAAGACGCTGGTAAATCATTCCTAGACTTAAAGAAGCAAGAGTTAGAAGAAGGTCAATATAACATCTTCCAGAACCATAGGATTGCTAGAGCGCGTGGTGGAGTATTCCCCTATGCACGAGGTAATAAACGTTTCTTTGGAGATCCTGACGTATGAGAATTGAGCAGAGTTATCCTAGTCCTATACATGGTATAAGTACATTAGCACCGCGTACAAGGCCGCAAGGTTACATGAGTAACCAAGTAAACTTTAGGTCTGACCCAGTAAACAAGCTGACACGTAGACCTTCAAGTGTATACCGTCAGCTAATTGCTGAGGTAGCAGACCCATCCCAAGTACAGTACCACTCGTATGAACGCGGTGGTAAAGAGATTAGCTTTATAGTAGATAAGCAAGCAGGGGAAGTCCACTGTGCGGTAGATGACGTAGTAAAGACTGTCATTAACATTGCAAGTTATAACGGACCAGACCTCGGCTTGTTTTCGATAGAGCACGACACGTATGTACTAAATAGAGATACCACTATAGAAGTACTAGCAGACAACGATGCCTCATCTATCGAGAAGGTATCACATATTAATGTAACCTCAGCACTAAACTATGGTGAGACATTACAGATTAATATAATACAGTCTAACGGTACGAAGGACTCAGTAACCTATACTATCCCAGACTTAGGTGTATCGAGTCCCGACTATGACACAGCTGATAAAGCTAGAGCAACCAAACAGGTAGCACTAGAGATAGCAGCACGTATAAATGGTGGTGGTACACATACCATACGTATAGCTAACCCCGACTACCCCGATGACCCACCGAATGATGCCAACTGGAACCTCTATTGCAGAGAGTTTGAAGATGACGGATTTGGAGGTTGTCAACTAAACGCTTCCTTCGACTTAAATCAATCAGTGTGTATACCCTACATCGCAGCATACCCAGGTATCACAGGCTTAACGGCAGTGGCATTAGGTTCCTCTGTAGCAATATACGAAGACACTAAAACTAATTGGGTACAAGTAGAAGTAGAATCAGGACAAGGTGATAGAACAACTGTAGCAATCAATCAAATTATTGAGAGTACAGAAGGCCTACCATTATACGCAGTAGTTGGTACGCGTATTACAATACGTCCCGACCCTACATCTGACAAAGGTGTCTATTATCTACAAGCAGAGCGTATATCAGACGATCCCACAGGTGAAGTATTAGAGGAAGTCGT